GCTGAAAAGGCTGCTGAAGTTGCAGCACTACAGCGTAGCAAGATGACCTTTGCCGAAGGCAGCCAGAAAGATGCAGTATCCTATGCTGATAAGGAAAAGGCCGTTTTCCTAGCTAAGATTATGGGTAAGTCTATCGAAAATACTAATTTCGGTAAGAGCGTAATTACTAAGGCTCTGGGTGCCGGTGCTGCTACTAGTGCTCACCTACCTTCGCAGACCTGGGAACACGAAGTTTCTATGACTATGGAAGCTGAAATCCGTCGTCGTCTAGTGTCTGGCGATCTAGGAATTCGCTCGGTACCTATGCAGACTAACGTGATGAGCTTCCCAGTTAACCCTGAAGCTGGTCTAGGAACATGGGTTACTAACGCTCAGTTCGGTACCGATAACTCCTCTGGTGCTGCCGCTACTCACGCTCTGAAAGAAGTGACTCTAAATACCTACAAGCTAGCTACTAAAGAGTACATGAACTTTGAAGAAGAAGAAGATTCACTAATCGTTATTCTTCCTATCGTGCGCGACGCTATGGTTCGTCGTACAGCTCGTTCAGTTGATCGTGCTATCTTCTTAGGTACAGCGAACGGAACTACCGATCCTATCAAGGGTTTAGCTAAGTACGACGAAGTTTCGGCCGTTACTGCTCAGGTTGCTAACGCGTTCACCACTGCTCATCTACGTGCTCTACGTAAAGACTTAGGTGCATGGGGTCTTGATCCTTCGGAAGTTGTTTACGTTGTTAACACCGAAGCATATTACGATCTAATGGAAGACGCACTATTCCAGACAATGGATAAAGTGGGCGATAAGGCTACTATCCTAACTGGTCAGGTTGGTATGGTAGGTGGATCTCCTGTTGTAGTTAGCGCTGAACTACCTGCTAAGACTTCGGGTGCAAACACTGCTCCTGGTATCGTTACCAACGTTGGCGCGATCGCTATTAACGCAAGTAACTTCTTGCTTGGTACTCAACGTGGTCTACGTTTCGACACTGATGATATCGTTGCCGAACAGCGTAAGGTTCTAGTAGCAAGTCTACGTATGGGTATGACTCAGATCAGTACTGTAAACGGCTTAGGTGTTTCTACCTTCCGTTGGTTAGTATAATATCTTAAGACAAGGGCTTCGGCCCTTGTCTTTTATAAACTGTCCAGATATGACAGTTTATAAAAGACACTAAAGGATAATAAAAATGGATCTAGTTACTCTAGCAGAATATAAGGCATACGCTGGTATATCTAGTAGTACTCAAGATGCCGCAATTAACAACGTAATTCCTAAAGTTTCTGCACTAGTAAAGAATCTATGTCGTAGAACTTTTGTGGATTATGTTTCAGACGCTAAAATTGAAGTTACTAGCGGTAATGGAAGCTCTAAGATATATCTAAAAGAATATCCTGTAATTAATTTATCCTCCGTTGAGATTAGTTACGATTACGGTCAGACCTACACAGAATTAGAACTGTATAACCAATATGTATTTGACCAGGAAGACGACGCTTTATATTGTACAGCTTCGGAAACGTTCCCTAAGTACATAAACGGATACAAGATAACTTATACAGGCGGCTACGAAATACTACCTGAAGATTTAAAAGTAGCAGTATTAGACTTAGTTGGATACTATCTAAAGAACGACATGGCTATTCATAGCCCTAAGGCTCCAGGTACAAATTCAGTACAGATAGAGTACGTAACCAGCACTAATTTACCTGCACATATTAAGCGCGTGCTTGATCTATATCGAGGGAGTTATGATTAAATGTCTGTTGATGCATTTAGCGCTGTAATTAAGAGCAAAGTCTATACAGACTGGCTAGAAAAACTGGACGCTAATATAGTTAATAGCACAGTAGATGCTCTACGTGCCAGTCAGCAGAGTGCTAGCAAGACGTCTTTTATATTATCTGAGAAAAACGTACAAGATATATTTAAAACTATTACGGGTAAGTCACTACCTAGTTTTGAAGCTAAATTATTTATTGACAAAATAGCCGCAGGAGATAAGACTCCAAACTCTATTATTAAGATAAACGGTAAAGATAGAGCAGTAAAGTTTGACTCTATTGGCTTTGATACTATTTCTACAAAAGTTAGAGATTTAATAGATGAGTACGACGATGTACAAGAAGCCTACTTTGAAGCTAGAGATAAATTTGAGTTAGAAAACAAAGCCTCCTTAGCGGCAGATAAATCAATATCAGCGGCAGAACGTAAAAAGCGTTTTAACGCTATAGAAAAGGCAGCTAAAGAAATAGGTTTTGGTAAGTATTTTAACAAAGGTCACGTAGTTAGTATTGCTACTAACTTATCTAAAGAATTTAGAGATAAAGTTGCTTCTGCTACCGAGTTAGCAGAAGGTCAGCGAAAGCTTCTGGTAGAAGTCCTAGATAAATATATTGCTAAATTACAGGCGGACGACTTAGCTTCGGCTAACCTACCGGACGCTGTAAATCAGGAACTATACGCAAGCTACATTAAAAGCTCTGACAAATATTTAGTAGAAATACAAGGCCAGGCCTTGAACCAAGAATCTGGTAGAAAGTCAATATTAGCCGTTACGGAATTGCGCTCTATATTTTCTGTCAATAATAAAGATCTGGAAGCGGTTATAGCTAAGTCTCCAGCTTTAGGTGAATCTCTATTAAATACCAAAGGATCTCCTTCTTTCATAGATTTACTAGCACAAAAACTAGCTAATATTGTAGAAGGTACTCCCGTAAGTAAAAAAGTTTATAGAGTACCTAAAACAAAAATAGCTGCTAGAACTATTAAAGTTGATAAGCCAGCTAATAATAAGACTTTAATATCTAAGTTAAAAGGTATTAAAGCTAAATTAAAAACAACTAGTTCAGCGAGTCCAGTTGTACAAGCTATAAACTCTATCAGTACAACCAGTTTAATTAGCCTACCAAGCTTACTTGTACTACTACAAGCTAATATAGTTCAGCAAGTTAAACAGAACATGGGCGACGGAAGCTCCTCAAACGTACTTAATCTACAATCAGGTAGATTTGCTGAGTCCGTGAGAGTAGAGCGCCTAAGCGAATCCAGAGCTGGAATGGTTACAGCGTTTTATAGTTATATGCGCAATCCTTATGCTACGTTCTCTCAAGGAGGGCGTCAAGAATTTCCCAAAACAAGAGACCCTAAGTTGTTAATTTCTAGAAGTGTACGAGATATAGCCGCTGAGCAGGTAGGTAATAGACTAAGGGCAGTACTAGTATGAGTAAAAGAACAAGTATTGTAAAAGCAATAACTGAACAGTTAAAGGTGATTGATGGAAACTCTACATATACTTCTAATCTGTATGGTAATGTATTCGCAAAGTTAAAATTCTGGGACGAAGTCAATGATTTTCCCTGCGTATATGTAGTTGCAGGGTCTGAATCGAGAGACTATATGCCTTCCAACTTCTCCTGGGGCTTCCTTAGTGTATCTATAAAAGTGTACACTAAGGGAGAGAACCCTCAAGACGAGCTAGAATTATTACTAGAGGATGTAGAAAAAGTATTAGACAGTACTCTGGGTGTTATAACCTACGACTCTACTAATAACCATACTACTTCCGAAATTTCTATAACCTCTATTACTACGGATGAAGGACTACTTGCTCCGTACGGCGTAGGAGAGATAAATCTCCTTGTACGCTACCAAATAATGAAATGAGTTATCGTACCTCTTAGTACGAAAATATATACACATGTACCAATCACAGATAATTATCTAGTTAGCGTACTAACGTATATACAATAAATAAGGAAGACATTATGTCATTTAACTTAGTACGTAATAGTAGACTATTCTTCACTACAAACGTAAACGCCAGTACTGGTGTTATTGAACGTTCCGGTGCCACAGTTACCAGCGCTAATACCACTGAAATTCAGGTATTAGACGGATTTAGCTTTACACAGTCAACTCAGCAAACTACCATTCAGATTGCTGAAGCAGGTAGCGCCCCTGTTCGTGGACAGAGAGCATTCAACGTTACTCTAGATCCGGTAGATATTACTTTCTCTACATATATTCGCCCTCACAAACCCTCTACCTCCGTTAATGCAGAAGAAAGCGTTCTATGGAACGCAATATTCTCCGATGTAGCTATGGGCACTTCGGTAGCTCTAGGTGGTACAGTAACCCTGGCAACTACTTATAGCGCTGGTACTGGCGAACTTACTATTGCTGGAACTGCGATGACCTTTGCTGGTGTTGTGGTAGGTGAAGTATACAACATGAGCGGCTTTACAGGCGCCTCTGGCCCCGACTATAACGCCCCAGCAAGGGTTAAAACTCTAACCGCTACCAGCATCGTATTAACTTACCTAGATGCTCCTACAAGCGCAGCCCCTAGTGCAACTACTGCTGTTAAGTTTAACACTTCAGCATGGACAGATAATATCGCCCAAGCAGGTAACGCTGCGTTCGGTCAAGTAACTTCAGCTCTATCTAATAAGAACCAGCTACAAAAGTTTGGTATGATTTTCTTAGTAGATAACGCAGTATACGCCATCGACAACTGCGTTGTAGATCAGGCGTCAATCGACTTCTCACTAGACGGTATTGCAACGATTGCTTGGACTATCAAGGGCACTAAGCTTAACTATATTGATACTGCTACTATCTCTACAGCTAACCCTGCCGTATTCGGTGGAACCGGTTTAGCTACAGGTACTGCTAAAGCCAAGGAAACTACTGCTAACTATATTACTAATAAGCTGTCCACAATGCAGCTAAAGGGTAACATTGGTGGAAGTGGTGGTACTACTTACACAGTAGCGTTGACAGGTGGTAATATTACTATCGCCAACAACGTTAACTATATTACTCCTAGTAACCTTGGAGTTGTTAACGAGCCTATTGGTTACTTTACTGGTTCGCGTTCTATCAGTGGTAACGTTACTGCGTATTTAAGAGTAGGTACAAACCTATCAGCGCAGCTACTAAAGGACATTCTGACCCTAAACGCTTCGGAAACTAAGTTTTACACTCAGATTGAAATCGGCGGCTTAGCTAACCTTACTAAGGTAGAAGTGTTAATGCCAGGTTGCTTACTACAAGTACCTACAGTAGAAACTGCTGACGTTATTTCCACTACTATTAATTTTACCGCGCAGGGACACAGCAACATTGCAGGAGCTACAGCTATTTACGATATTGCAGCTGCTAACGATCTACGTATTCGTTACTTCTCTGCCTGATTAGTTTTACAGGGGTGGCTTGATCACCACCCTTCTTTTTCCATACCATTACAAAAGGATAAAATCCAATATGTCACAATTATCACTGAAGACCCTGTTAGTTCCAAGCAAGAGCGTGGAAGTTGACTACCCAGGTATGCCGGGCTTCACATTGAATCTATCGTTCCTATCTCGCGAAACGTTAATTAACATTCGCAAGAAATCTACCAAGCAGGTATTCAAGAATCGTCAGCAAATTGAAGAATTAGATGACAAGTTATTCTTACAGCTATACGTAGCTGCAGCTATTAAGGGCTGGAAGGGCCTTAAGCTGTCTTATCTAGAGCAGCTAGCTCCGGTAGATCTAGGTACTAATGATAAAGAATCTGAATTAGACTTCACCGACGAAAACGCATTGTTCCTAATGCAATCGTCTTCTAATTTCGACGCATTTGTTTCTGAAATTGTGACAGAACTGGGAAACTTTTCGAAGCGCAGCGAAACCAAGTAACTGCTGACTTAACTTCTTATTTTGAAAATAGCAAGCTTGGTATGACCCGTGAGGGTTATATACAAGCCTGCGAAGCTCTAGGAGAAGCTATTAGAGAAGAGGACATGCCTATAGAGTACTCCGATCTACATCCTAGCGTCCAGCATATTTTATATCTTTATGATAAACTAAAAGATGATTGGGACTACTTTAATGGTAGGTATCTAGGTAAGAATTTTAACGGTATAGTGGATATATTTAATATTCTAGAAGTACCGGAGGAGGATCGACGTTTTACTTTCGATATGGTAAGTGTAATCGATGCTATACGTAAAAAGATGTTTAGCGAGAGTAAGAAGCCAGAAACTAAAAACCCCGTAAGATAAAACTTACGGGGTTTTTTTATGCTCTAAAATTTTACTTATTGACACCGCGTTGGTATAGTGATATAATTGGAGCATGCTAAAGTGGTGACGAATTTTTTCGGCACATTGAATAAAGAGAGATTATGGCAACAGCAAATGTAAATATTAATCTTACCGATAACGGCTCTATTGGTAGGACTACTGATGAAGCCAAAGCGTTAACAGCCGAATTAAGAAGGGCTGCAGCATCCGCTAGTTCTGTGTCTCCTGCTGTACAGGCAGCTAGGCGCGGCGTAGCTGCGTCTGCGCGTGGCAGAGAAGACGGTGAAGCGTCTGGTCTTACTCGCAGTATTGGTCCAGGTACTGGTGCTGCTGGTCGAGATTTTGCTAAGCAATCTCAGGGACTTGGCGGCCTTGTACAGGTTTACGCTACGTTTGCTGCAAACTTATTTGCGGCTACAGCTGCTTTCAGCGCCTTGTCAAAAGCGGCAGACGTATCTAACCTAGTAAAAGGCTTAGATCAGTTAGGTGCCGCATCTGGTAAAAATCTAGGTTCTCTAGCCAAAGACTTAGTAAAAGTTACTGACGGTGCTATTTCGTTAGAAGATGCTCTTAGATCGACCGCTAATGCTAGCGCCGGAGGATTGAGTGCAACTAATATATTACGTTTAGGTAAAGTTGCTAAGACTGCTTCCCAGGCGTTAGGTGTATCTATGCCTGATGCGGTTAACCGTCTTACCCGAGGTATTACAAAGCTAGAACCCGAACTATTAGATGAAATCGGTATTATGGTACGTCTAGACGATGCAACCCGTAAGTACGCATCTAGCATTGGTAAGACTTCTACTAGCTTAACAGATTTTGAGCGTAGACAAGCATTCGCGAATGCTGTACTAGCACAAGGTGAAGCTAAATTCGGAGCTATTGATTTAGCGGCTAACCCCTACTCAAAACTTCTAGCTACAGTACAGAACTTAAGTATTGCTTTCGGGCAGTTATTAAATACTGCTTTATCTCCAGTTCTTAGTATATTGAATGCTAGTCCTGCCGCTTTAAGTGTGGCTTTAGCGGGTATAGCCAGTATTTTATTAAAGCAAGCTATTCCTGCATTAACAGACTGGAGAGCTAGGCTAGATAAAGCTGCCGAATCTCAGCGTAAGTTTGTTATTGAAAGTGCTAATGCTAGAAAGCAGGCTGCAAGACTTCGTGAAATAGATAAAGAAGATAAAATAATAGCCCCTCTAATTACTAAATTAGAGCAAGCTAAGGCTTCCGCACAGGCAGCTATAAATAAGTTAGATCTTAAGAAAGCCTTAAAAGGAACGGTAGAAATATTACCTACCTCTGGAGCTTTAGCATCCCAAGAAGAGATTGATAAGCTAGATAAGCAGGCTCAGCGTATAGATAATATTCTATCGCGTAGTAATTTAACAGATAAAACTAAACAAGCTAGACTTGACGAAGTTGCAGGTATACGAGCTATTATAGCTGCAAAAAAAGAACAATTAGTTTCGGAAACACAGTTAGACAAATTAATTGAAGATAGGCCTGCAAAGTTAAAGGAGTATTTTTCAGTAACCGCTCAGCAAGAGCGTATTGCTAATAAAGCCTCACAAAAATCCCAAAGATTAGATATATTAAATAATATAACTGATAAGGCCCCTATTCTAGGAGTGGCCGGAGCGCTTAGAGAATTAAATGCTAACGTTAGAGACGCACAAAACGGTATAGATATAACAGGTAAAAAGTTTGAAGACGGTCGTAAGAATATGACCAATTTTAATGCTGTTCTTACTAAATCGGCAGGAGCGTTTAGAATTGTTGGTCAAGCGGCAGGTACTCTTATAAGCTCACTTGGTAGTATGTTTATGTACGCGGGTATTGTTGCAGCAGCTTTTCAGATTCTTGACTCTGTATTTTCTCAGTCAGCTAAGCAATTAGAAGACTACTCAAACTCTTTAGAAACCTTAAATAGTGCTTCTACTACAGTACAGAGTTCTTTACAAGCTATTGCTAAAAAGAGTGCTGCAGACAAAATTAGTACCGAAAGCAGCCAAGCTCTAGCTACTTCATTGCTAGGTGTTTCGGATGCTGTGGAAAGTGTTATCTCTGGTTTACAGAAGCTAGTTGATAGCCAAAGAACCTACGATAGATTCAAGGATAAGTTCCTTGATATATTTGGTTTTTCTGCAACCGATGATTTAGGTAATAGTCTAGCAACTTCTATCTTAGCTTCTTTAGATGCTATTGAAGACCCTAAAATTAAGGCAAAAGCAGAAAGAAAGATTTCCAAATTATTTAAGGGTATAGATATAGGAGATAAAGAAGCAGTAGCAGAATTTATTGACGATCTAGATCTAAAAGACGCCCTGGCTACTTCTAAAGAAGTAGGTTCGGTGTTTAAGCTTATTAGTGGGGAAGTTAACACTTCCGCCGCGGCACTGACTTCATTTAAGAGCGGCTTAGACCAGCTATCTACAGAGATGTCATCTTCAATGGCCAAATTGTTACCTAAGGACGAAATGTCTAAAATTGGTACCTTAGCCGTTAATGCAGGCAAAAGCTTTAACGAAGCCTTAAAAGATCCACAAAAAGGCCTTGTTGGAATAAGCGTACTTCTTAAGGATATTAACTCGCTTAGTATCCTACCTACTGATTCGGTTACATTACTACTAAATAGTAAAAATAATATAGACGCCCTACTTAAATCTCTTGGTGAATTAAGAGATAAAATTAGAGAGACTGAAAAGTTAAGCCGTACGGGAAGTACCACTAAAGTACGCAGTACTGCCTCAGCGGAACTTGATAGACTACAAAGAGACGAAGCAAGACTATTAGGAGTAATTTCCGCAAAAAATGCCGAATTCGCAAGAATAGGGCAAGAGCTTGTTGTAAAAGGAAACGAGAAACTTCTACAATCCTTTAGTGTTGGTATAAGACAAGCTGGTTTAGAGGTACAAAAATCAGCGCTATCTGCTGCTAAAAATCTAGGCGTAGATACTACAGCAAGAGATCGCGAAGTAATTAAAGCGGAAACAGCTGCACAGGTTTCATCTGTGAATGCTTTATATGCTAACGTAGAAGCTACTACTAATTTAAGTCTACAACTAGAGAAATTAGTTTTAACTGAAAAAGAAAAGCTATTAAACGCGAAAAATAACAAAAATGATGAAGATAGAGCACAACTAGCTCAAATTGTTGCGTCACTAAAACAATTAGGAATAGCAGAAGCTTTAAAGAAATCCGGTAATATTAAAAGTATTACAGCAGCAATGTCTAGTAATAATCCAGACGAAGCAGGTGGGGCCGCTATATTGCAGACATATGTGGCACAAACGCTTAATAAACAACTAGAGTTAGTTAAACTTAAAGCAGCAGAGTTTGGTAAATTGTTACAAAACTCTCTAGAATCCGTGGCAATAAAGGCAGCGGCCGAAGTAGATATTGCCGTTTCTAAAGATAAGCAATCTAATATTGATAGTGCCGCTCTAGGTAGTTACGCGTCCTTATTAGGAGTAGCAGGTAATTTCACCTTAGAAAAGCAAAAACAATTTGAGTTAGATAAGGTAGCTAGCGATGAACTCAAGCAAAAAATAAAGCTTCAATCTGAATTAGATCAACTAGAAAAAGTAAGAAAAACAGCTGGAGACAGAGACGGTAAAATAGCTGAAAAAATTAAGTCTGTAGAAGCAGATAAAGGCTTAGCGGAGAGAGAGGCTGCGCAAAAACGTAGCCAGATCAATGATAATTACTATACTAAGAGTTTTGAGTTTGAGACTCAACTTAGGGCTATACAGACAGACAGATTAAATCAAGTAGGTAGTATTACAAAAGAAAGTTTACTGCAAGAATCCGATCTTAGACTACAAGAATTATCCAGCTTACAACAAAGAAATTTAATTTCGGAAGAGTACTATGCTAAAGAGCAAGAAAGAATATCTTTATCAAAGCTAGAGTTAGATTATTTTGACCAACTACGTTCAGCAGCTTTAGCCTACAGAGAGGTTAAACTAGGTATTGATAATAAACTATCTAAGGCCGAAGATGGTAGTAGAGAAAAACAGTTTCTAGAAGCTGAGGCTGCGGCAGCTCAAGCAGCTTACGCTACTCAGGTATCTGGTATTACACGAATTAATGCCTTCAAGGTTTCTGGCATAGAACTTACAAAACAACAGACAGATGAGCAGATTAAGTTAAATCTTGAACTAAAAAATCAAGAGGATATTATCAAAGGACTAGAAGTAGTTTTTGGTAGTTTAGGTTCCGCTGTAGGGGACTTAGCGGCCTCGATGTTTGAAGCTACTAAGAAAAGCGAAGAACTAACTAAGCAACGTGATAATGAGAAAATTGGTAAGAGTGCCGAAGAGCAGGCAGAAATAGAAGATAAGTTCGCTAAAAAGCGTGTAAAATTGGAGGACGAAACTGCTATTAAGGCAATAGGTTCTACAAAGAAACTATTTAAAGAAAAGACCGCAGCATACAAACTATTTGCTGGACTTGAAAAAGGCCTGGCTGCTATTAAATTAGCTAACTCTATCAGAGAAATGGTTATGGACGCCTCGGCAACTGTTAGTGCTGTTGCTAACTCTACTACACGAGCTACCGTAAAAGGTAAAGAAGCTGTAGTAGACTCTATGAAGGATAGCCCTTGGTTTATGAAAATTGCTATTGGAGCTCTAGTTGCAGCAGCTGTTGCCTCCGTACTTGGTGGCGGCTCTAGCGTAAATATAAAGGCCGGATCTTCTGCAGCTGACAGACAGGAAACTCAAGGTACAGGAATGTCCTGGGTAGACGGTAAGAAAGTTGAAAACGGTGGCGGTGTTTTTGGAGATGCAGACGCTAAGAGCAAGTCAATTCAAAATTCTTTAGATAGAATTAAAGAGACAAGCATTGAAGGTTTAACTTATGATAGCAAGACAGTAAAGCTACTAGAAAGCATTAACGAAGCTATAGGCGGAGCCGCTAGAAACCTATATGGAGTAGCAGGCTTAAGGACTGGTACAGGTTTTGGTACAAAGGAAAGTACTAAGACTAGTGGAATTACAGGACTATTCGGAAGCACTACTAGTAAGAATATTATTGATAGTGGAGTTAAGTTCGTAGGAAGTTTCATTGACCTAGCTCTTAACAAAGCCGGAAGTATTCAACAGTACGAAACCTTACAAACTACTAAGAAGAAGAGCGGATTCTTAGGAATTGGTGGCAGTACTAGTGTTAAAACTAGTGATCAGTTTAAGGATCTTGATGCCGGTGTGGCAGCAGAAATTTCAAATATATTTAGTAATGCCACAGACCTTTTCCTAGAATTAGGAGATAAGTTAGGTAGAGCTAAAGAGGATATCTTAGCAGGATTAGCTTCTGTACCTGTAGCCATGCTGGCCTCACTAAGAGGTCTAAAAGGCGCGGAGTTAGAGGAAGAGCTAGGTAATATAATTAGTGCTATGATGGATAGTGCAGCCGGGGCAGTTTTTGACTCCTTGCTTCAGTACCGTAAATTTGGAGAAGGTATGGCAGAGACAGTTCTGCGTGTACTAGACACAAATGAAAAAGTATTGTTGTCGTTCAAAAGCCTAGGTATTGATTCAGTTAGTGCTTTAAGTGAGATAATTTCGGAAGGTATTACCACCGAGCAAATTAAACTTAAGAGTATAGAAATCACTGAAGCTTTGGCCTCACTAGCAGGTGGGCTGGATGAGTTCCTAGATAAGCAAAGATTTTTCCTTGATAATTTCTTGTCCGAAGCTGAACGTTTAGCTCCAATTCAGAAAGATTTAACAGAAAGACTAGCAGAACTAGGCTTAAGCTCAATTGATACAAAAGAAGAATTTAAAGCCTTAACGTTAACTTTAGCTAAAGATTTAAGTAACCCTAGCGCTAGAGAACTATATAATACATTGCTAGACTTAGCTCCAGCATTTGCTAAAGTATATGAGTCTGCGCAAGAAGCATTGTCAGTACTGGAAATGCGTCAAAAAGTAGAAGCCCAACAGATTAAAATTCTGGAGCTTCTAGGCGACGAAGAAAGTCAGCTAAAGATAGTCGCAATTAGACGTGCTGCCGAAATTGAAGAGTTAAAGAAGTACCCGGCTGCTCAGTCGGAAATACTAATAGCTAATCAAGAGTATATATATGCATTAGAAGACGAAAAACGATCAAAAGATAAACTAATTAAACAAAGAGACGCTCTAGACAAACTGTCAAAGTCCTTACAAACTTCTCTTGATAGTCTTACTAACTATAGAGAGGTACTACTAGCAGGAGATAAATCTATTTTAACTCCTCTTCAGAAATACCAAGAAGTACAGTCAGAATTTGAACGTTTAAGAGCTGTAGCTGCTTCAACTACTTCGTCAGAAGAAGAAAAAACTAAAGCCCTTAGCGAACTGCCTACAGCTGCGGATAAGTTCCTTGATAGTTCTAGATTGCTATTTGCAAGCGGAGATAAGTACATTACAGATTTTAATTCTGTACTGAATACTCTGGACAGTAATACTTCAATATTATCTGAACAGAAATCCGCCGCAGATATGCAACTTGAAGAAATTAAGACTAGTAACTTAATTTTAGACTCAATCGACGACACCTCTAAATTAAACATAGACTATACAAGACAACTAATAAACGAACTACAGGCACAGAAAATAGTCAGCGACGAAGCAAAACTAGTTTCGGACTCCGCAATGCTAGTATGGCAACAAGACATGTTAGCAGCAGTAACTGTTCAGCCTCCTGTACCTCAGATAACTATAGATTTACAACCTCTAGTTAATGAAATAGTTGGTTTAAAAGAAGCCCTACGCCTGTTACGCGAAGAACAAGAAGCACAAACTAATGCAATAATAATTACTAACGATCAATCAACACAAGCAGCTGCGGTTGTAATTGCTAAAACCGTGGAAGAAACATCTAAAGAAGAATTCTGGAGAACTCAAACAGAGTACCAGGGTTCATAATACAAACAGCTCAATAGAAATATTGGGCTGTTTGTCCATACACCAAAATTACTCTTGACAGTAATTTTGGTGTATGTTATAATAGCTATATTATAAAGGTAAGGATTTATATGGCGTATTCGCAGGAATGGTTAGAAGATAGTACCCGTGCCAGAGGGTTATTTGTTATTGCTAAAAGGAAACCGCAAGCGCCGGAAGTACCTTCTCTTTTTCTAGATTTTATTAATAGCGGCGGCACTATAGATCCTAGAATCACATTTACTAGAGCCTCTTCAGCGGCCTTTACAAACTCTAAAGGCCTACTAGAGTTTGCAGAAGCAAATGTACCTAGAATAGATCATGATCCTACTACTTTAGCTCCGTTAGGCTTATTAGTAGAAGAAACAAGAACTAACTATATTAGAAATAATACTATGGTGGGAGCTGTCGTGGGGGTACCCGGCACGCTTCCAACCAACTGGAATAGTTTTACCAATGGAGCTACAGGCATCAGCACAACTGTTGTGTCTATATCCACATATAATGGGGTACCTTGTATAGAACTACGTATTAGCGGCACCCCGTCTGCTAACGGCACTACTTTTATATCATTTGACACTACTGCCAATTTGTTGTTCAGTCCAGGTACTAATGTATCTGGATCGGCGTATTTACAGTTAGCTGCGGGTTCCTTAACTAACGTAGGTTCTACTGGAATAACGTTAATGAGTTATGATAGTGGTGGATTTATATCTCAGCAAGTAGAAGCAGTAGCTCTAACAAATAATTTACTTAAATTTAGTAATAATTACATTACTGAAGCCACATCAGATAGAGTTTATATGTTATTCTCTATAGGCCTGACTTCCGGATTGGCTATAGACTTAACTGTTCTTATAGGACTACCTCAGCTAGAAATAGGAACGTTCCCTACAAGTTCTATTAAAACAACTAACGCCGCTGTTACTAGATCCGCGGATGTGGTGCTAGTAAATACACTGTCTCCTTGGTTCAACGCTACCGAATATACTTTAGCATATGAGGGCACCATAAAGTATAATACTAATGACATGGTATTGCTTAGTATTGGCGGAGCCAACATTAATAATACTTCGTACTTGTACACAGATGCTTCAGGAGTTATTTGGGGTACTACTAAATCTGCCGGAGTAAATAGTGCAAACATTACTTCTGGAGTTACATTTACTTCCGGTGAGGTACTATCTGCAGCATGGGCAGCTAAAGCAACCTTGTTTAATGTAGCAGCAAATGGTATACTAGGAACTACTGATGTTACCGGAAGTATGCCTGTATCTAATAGTAGGCTAGGTATAGGTAACGCCGGATGGAGCTCTAGTGGGGGCCAGCAAGGTCAGCAATGGGTACAAAAAGTATCTGTTTATGCTACTGCAATACCTACTACCTCGCTAGATATTATAACTACTGAAGAAGAAAATGTATATTTATCTAATAGTAGTTTAATCACACAGGATAGTCTTGTAGTATTTGAACCTTTAATAAGTAAAAATTTCATTATTTCAGAAGCACTAGGACTAGATAATACACCTAGTGTTTCTTATGGAGATATAGAACTTAGTAACCCAAATGGAGCCATTGACGATTGGTTAGACTCTGGCAAATACGTATGGAGTAATAGAGAGATAAAGATTTATTTCGGGGACCCTACGTGGGAGCTAGCTACTATAGATGATATAGATTCTATATTTAGTCTAATTTACAATGGCGTTATAGATGAATGTAAATCCCGATCTAGAGATACTGTAAATCTGGTACTGAGAGATAAACAGGAAAGATTAAATGGTCCAGTTACTGAACGCTTAATAGGCACTACAGGTACTTGGGCATCTGGACAAACAAATCAAGACGTAGTTCGCCCGATAGTATTTGGTGAAGTGCATAACATAACTCCAATACTAATAGATCCTAGCACTTTGACTTATTTATTTAATGATGGATATAGTGAAGGTATTACAGAAATTAGAGATAATGGCTATCCTATTTACACAAGAGGTGGTATAGAAACCGGGGCCGTAGTTAACAATAGTCAGGGTACCTTTACTCTAACTTCCCCCGCATCTGGTACTATCACTTGCTCTGTACAGGGTGTTTATAAATCAAACATAGGATATACAAATAATGTAGTGGATATTATTCAACTATTAGTAACATCCTACGGACAACCTACTAAGCGTTTCGCGGAGAGCGAAATAGATATTAGTGGTCTTAGCGCCCTATCTGCAAGTTTTGTTAATATTCATGCAATGGGTTACGTAGTTCTAGATAGAGAAAATCTACTGGAAACTATACAAACTTTGGCTTATAGTATAGGCTGTCAAGTATATATAAATAGACAAGGATTGCTGCAGTTACTTAGATTAGGTAGC